ATTTAAACGGCTTGTATTCCTGTGAGTGCGTGCTTGACCTTCTGTATAAGGCACAGGCAACAAAGCTTACATCCTATGCGGATGTTGAGACAGCAAAGAAGTATCTTGGAGTAACCAATCCTCACGCAATGGCGTTTTTCCCATGTGCTAAGGTAGGTGGAAAGGTTTTCCATCTTTCTACCCTTGCTGCTTGCGCTATGGCAAAGTGCGATATGGACCATGGAGATATTCCTTACAAGTCTCCATCCAGTGAGAGTATCCCAGTATCAGCTACTTGCCTTTCTGACGGAACAGAGGTTTTTCTTGATGTTCCACAGGCAGAGCTTGTCAATGGCTTAGGCGTTGTAACGGCAATCAACGATAACGGCTTTAAGCTTTACGGAAACAACACTACAGCATATCCGAAGTCCACAGACCCAAAGGATAGATGGATTGCCTGCAGACGAATGATGAGTTGGTATAGAAACCGCTTTATTCAGACCTATAAGAATAAAGTGGATGAGCCGGCCAACTATCGTTTGTCCGAAGCTGTAGTGGATTCCGAGAACATTTTCCTTAACTCTTTAAAGGCAGCAGGCATTATTGCAGGCGGACGACTTAGCTTTGATGAAGCAGAGAATCCAAAGGAAGCAATTCTTGATGGAAAAATCGTATTCAGTACAAAGATTGCGTTCTTCACTCCGGCAGAATGGATTGTAGACCATATTGAGTTTGACCCAACTTTGATTTCTAGTGCGGTAGGAGGTAACAACTAATGGCAGGAAAAATCGGTATCAATAGTATCCCGGAGGTTTTAAACGGCTTCAATGTGTACGACCATGACGGAGGTAAGCTCATCGGTATTTCCGATAGCGTTACCCTTGCTCCGTTAAGTATGCTTACCGCCACCATTAGCGGTGCAGGCATCGGCGGTGAGTACGCTGCTCCTGTAATTGGACATACGCAGTCCATGCAGCAGGAAATTCCGTTCAGAACGCTCTATCATGACATTACTAAGTTCGTAGACCATTCCAAGGTAACAGGCGTTACATTGAGAGGTGCTATCCAGGTAACAGACCCATCTACCGGAGTGACAGACTATTCACAGGTGCGAGTGGTTGTCCGCGGAAAGACCCTTGAAATTAACCCGGGAAGTGCCAAGGTTGGAGAAGCTTTCAATGCAAGCATGAAACTTGAAGTTATCTATATGCTTGTGGAGGTAGACGGAGAAAAGCTTATTGAGCATGACAAGCTTAATGAGATTTTCGTAGTAAACAACGAGGACATCATGGATAAAGTAAGGAGATTGTGCTAATGGCTAGTACAAAGAAAACGACTAAGGCAGAGGAAAACTCTGCCTTAGATTTCAATATGGATGATTTCAAGTTTGAGTTGGAGCTTCCCATTACCTTTGAAGGAACGGAGTACAAGGAGATTTCCTTAAAAGGCCTGTGGGATTTAGACTTGCAGGGCTTAACCGAGGTTGACAGGGAATTTAAACGCTTAACTGGCGTTACCATGACAGCAAACACGCCTGTAGATACCATGTATAGCGCATTGGTTGTGGCTAAAGCCAACGGAATGCCTTATGAGTGGCTTATGAAGCTTAAGGCAAGGGATGCGATTAGGCTTAGAACATCGGTATTTACTTTTTTTTACATGAGGGCATAGAGGAAGAAGGACTTAAAAAGCTTACGGCAAAGGTGGCAATGATTACCCACACGCCGATAAGCTTTTTTTATTCCATTCCTTTAGTAAATCTCTTTGATGAAATAAAGCCCATTATTGACGGAATTAAGGAGTATAGGGATGGCAAGTAAAGAATACAAACTAGCTATACGAATCATGGGAATCATGGACGGCAGTCTAGGCAAGAGTTTAGCTCTGACAAAGAAGCAAATGCGAGATATTGCAAAGCAAGTATCAGCACCCGGCGCTCTTGGACTTGGAACGATGGAACAGCTTGCAAAAAATGAGAAAATCCTTAATGCCCCATATAATGCCATGAAAAAGATTGGCAAAGCCGGAGCTGTAGCAATGGGAACAATCTCTGCAGCGGCACTAATGGCAGGGAAAAAAGCCGTTGATGTAGGAATGGACTTTGACAAGGCTATGAGTTCTTGGAAGGGAACTGCAAAGGCTACAGAAGCGGAATTTAACATTGCAAGAGAAGCGGCCATGAAGTACGGAAGAGAAACCACAAAGACGGCTACGGAATCCGCAAATGCTTTAGAGTACATGGCTTTAGCAGGATGGAGCGTGGGAGATTCCGTAAAGGCTCTTCCGAGCGTTCTTAAGCTTTCCGAAGCTACCAACTTGGACCTTGCAAGAACTTCTGACCTTGTAACAGATTCCATGAGTGCTACAGGAGAAGTAATTGGCGAGAATGGCGAGAATTTACAAAGATTCCTTGATGTTGCGACTATGGCCAATAACAAATCCAATCAGACTGCAGAGCAACTCATGGAAGCATGGATTCAGACTGGCGGTGTCTTTAAAGGGCTTAAGGTAGATATTGAGGATAGCGCAACGGCATTAGGTGTCCTTGCAAACAGAGGTATCAAAGGTTCAGAAGCCGGAACAGCTCTGAATGCTATTATGATTAACCTTACTACGGGAGCAGGGCAAGCCGGAAAAGCCATGCAGAAGTTAGGAGTATCCGCATTTGAAAACGGAAAGTTCAAGGGATTAAAGCAGACACTAACAGAGGTTAGAGACAAGTTATCCGGGCTTACGGAAGAACAGCAGAACTATTACAAGGCAAGAATCGGTGGAAAGCATCATATTGATGCCTTTACGCACTTACTTAACGGATTGGATTCCGTTAAAGACGGAAAGAATGAATGGGATGGATTGAATGAATCCCTAAGAACTGCTAATGGTTCTTTACAGCAGATGGCTGCCACAAAGATGGATAACCTGTGGGGCGATACAAAGATTTTACAATCCGCTATGCAGGACTTAGGAATCAAGGCAAGCGATGCCATAAACATACCATTAAGAGATGGAGCAAAGGCGTTTACTAATATGGTTTACGCATCCGATGGCTTCATCGGTAACTTGGAGGAGCTGTATCCGAAGCTTAAGCGTGGTGCAGAAGGCTTCGGAGAGTTTGTTGAGCCTGTGCTTAAGATTGGAGAGTTCTTTGTAAGCAATCCCCAATGGTTGACAGGTGCAGTGGCAGGATTCTCTACGATGGCAGTAGCATTTAAAGGGATTAATGAAGTGCCTAAGGGTATTAAGTCTATTACTGGCTTTGTTAATACTTTGGGAGAAAATACTTTAATAGCGAATGCAACAGGGTTAGGACTTCTCGCAGCGGGAATTGTTGGATTAGAAGCGGCCATTGCTGTATATAATGCGAAGGAAGGAAAGAAAGACCTTAATAAGCGTTTTGGGGATATGAAGCTATCTCTCAAAGAGCTAGGCGATGTTGCTATGGAGATTGTTGGAAAGAAAACCTTTGAAAGACTTTCCCAGGCAAGTAAGCAGCTATCCGCAGTCGGACAATACAACAAGGAGATTGATAGGACAGCGGAAAGCTTGCAAAAACTACAGCTTAGGCTTAGTGTAAACTCTGATTTCAATAAGGAAGATGCAGAGAAGCTTGGAACTGAACTTGAAAGCTTGGCTTCAGGAGTATCTAACCTTGTGTCTGAACAGCAAATTGCTATGCACTTCTCCATTCGTGGGCTTTTTGGTGAGGGTGATGCTACCGGAGAAGGACTGATAAAGCAGTTTGACGGAATGTATACAAGTATTCGTGGCGATGTTGAGCGAATCGGAAAGCAATTAGGCGATGAGTACAAGAAAGCCATGGAAGACGGAATCATTACGCCTATAGAGCAAGAAACCATCAATACTCTAACACAGCAATTACTCGACCTTAAAGAGCAAGCAATGCAGTCAGAAAATAAAGCCAAGTGGGATTTACTTAACAACGATGTAGAGAACGCTCCGCTAACAAGTGAGTCATTTGCCAATGTTGTGGATAAATCCGGTGAATACGCAAAGGAAATGGCCGACAATGCGGATGAGCTTGCCAAGAATGCCTTGATGAGTGCGGAAGCTACCTTGAAAAAATCAAAAGAATTAGGACTTTCAGAAGGCCAAGACGGCTATTATAGCCAGTCCATGTATGACAAAGACATTACAAAGATTAAGAAACAAAGACAGAGTGTTGTAATGGAAGCAAAGACAAAGCCTATCGAATTGCTTACAAATAAAATCTTAAGCGAGTATGGCGAAGAGTTCGACAGAAGAGACGAGAACATCCGAAAAATGGACTTCCATATAAAACAAGGACTTAACTCCAAGTATTCAGATGGAATAAAACTTGTTAGCCCAAAATCGCAAAATGGACTTGTAAGCTTATTAAAAGAAAATTCAGAAGCAATCAAGCAGTTTAGGGAAGAAGTTGCTAGCATGGATTCTGTTCCGGACGATGTTAGACAAACACTTGAAAAGCTGAACAGAATCGAAAGTATCACAGGGGATGAAGATGCACGAAAAGGCTTTTTGAAAAAATTGTTTTCGGAAACAGATAAAAAAGACTTAAGCTCTCATGCTAGAGAGTTTGTGGCTCAATATAAGTATGCTTTAAAAAACGAGTTCTCAAAGCCTATTTCGGTTAATACGAACATCCAACTGCAAAACGGAAGCATGAGCGGTATGGAGAACATTCTGAACTCTGTGAGAAATTTCTTTAGTGGGCAGAATGTAAAGGTAAATATGCCGATTGCGCCTTTCGCAAATCCTGCAGCAAAGGTTGAGTCTACAGCAAAGGCAAAAGGACTGGATAAACCTAGCTTAATAAGGAAGTTTGCTATTGGCGGAAGAGTGAACGGTCCGACAAATGCCTTAATTGGAGAAGGTGGGGATGCAGAATATGTTATCCCTATGAACAACTCCGCAAGAGCTGCAAGCCTTTTACAGCAAGCAAATGCAGAGCTATCCGGTATCAATCCATCAGTAGGTGGGCAGCAGAATATTAGCTATAGCCCTACTATCAATATATCCGGGGGAAATGCTTCTGAAATTAAGTCCGCTTTATCGGACAGTTATGCGGACTTTAAAGCCATGATGGATAGATACGCTAGAGAAACACGAAGAACATCGTTTTAAGACAGGAGGGGAAAGTGGTAAGCAATACTTATAAGACAATTCTTGGGGATACTTGGGATTTAATCGCTTTTAAAGTATATGGCACAGAAAAGCTTTTCCCTCTGCTTATGGAAGCAAATCCAAGCGAGATTGGAACAATGGTTTTTTCTGCCGATACTGTGCTTAATATTCCGCCTGTGAATACAGAACTTGAAAGAGCAAGCCATAGAGAAGATTGGAGGAATTGGTAGTGGACGGAAGCGAAAACTATACAGCCAAAGCAAGGTACGCCGAAACCATAGCTTTATATAATGGTGGCTCTTACAATCTGACCAAGTATCTATCCTCTTTGCAGTATACGGATAATGCCTGTGATACTTTGGATTCTATAAGCTTGGAGCTTGATTTAAACGCCATGAATGCAGCAGGCGGATTCAATCCACAAAAAGGAGAGGACTTAGACATTTACATCATCATGCGGAATTGGTATGTAAATGGTAAGCACGAGGAATACCATTGCGGTAATTTCGTTATTGATGAAATATCCATTACAGGTGCGCCAAGAGTGATGACTGTGAAAGGAGTATCACAGCCGGCCGATTCAGAATTAAAGGATAGGCAGCGTTCTAAGGCTTGGACAAATGTAACCTTAAGACAATTAGTAGAAGAGATTCAAGGCAAGTACAGTATGCCGAATCTCTTTTTTAATTGCCAGGATGTAACCATAGATAAGATAGAACAGACTAATGAGACAGACTTACAATTCCTGCAGAATGTTTGCAAGAAATATGGTGTCTGCATGAAATGCTATAAGTCGGGCTTTGTTTTGTATGACGAAACAGCTTATGAAGCAAGGGGGATATACAATTTCTATGGGGAATATCCGAGTAATTCCGTAAGCGGAAGCAATGAAGGCTATACAGACTGGACTACCCACGAGATACAGCCGGACTATAACTGGACTACTTCTTTGCAAGGATTTTACACCGGAGCGGAGCTAAGGTATAAGAATCCAAAAAAGAAGCAGGAAACAATAACCGTTAAGGTTGGAACAGAAGAAAAGGTTCTGTATCTCAATGAGCAAGTACAAGACCAATCAGAAGCAGAGAGAGTGGCCAAAGCTAGGCTTAATGCACAGAACAGAAACGCAACAACAATTACATTTAAGCCTACAGTCTTTGATTATGGCCTGTTTTCTACTTACAACATCGAGATAAAAAACTGTGGTATGTGCGATGGAAAGTATTTTGTGGATAGAGTTGATGTAACTTTGGACAGCGGAGGACTAACGCAGAGCGTAACTGCTAGGAAGATAATTCAGAGGGTATAAGCATGGATAACATCAGAATCGGAACTGTAGGAACAGTAAATTATCAGAAAGCCATGGTGTCTGTTGTTTATACGGACATGAACGACCTAGCAACGGCAGAGCTGCCTTATTTTTCCTTTACAGGAGAATATAAGATGCCAAAGGTAGGGGAGCAAGTGCTTGTTCTGCATTTATCCAATGGAGAGTCCTTTGGGGTTGTCCTTGGCGGATTCTATTCCGAAGAGGACTTGCCAAAGGAAACAGGAGAAGGCCTGTTCTATAAACAGCTTACTGATTCTATAGCTATCAAAGCAAAAGGAGACACTTTGGAACTTGCAGGAGTGAATATCAAGGCATTAGAGCAAAGGTTGGCTGTATTGGAAGCAAAGGTTGCAAGCTTAGGGGGATAAACGATGATAGGACAGTTTGGAGAACTTACCTTTTTCCATAAAGGAAAGCAGACAAGGACATTTACCGATTTCAAATCCACCATAGGACTAAAGACCGAAGAACATCCGGTAGTTGGTTGGAAAGGCCGCTTAGAAGTAACAGGCGAGGAACTGGACGAAGTAACGCTCCATATTGTGTTTTCCGTGGAGCTTGGACTTAGACCAAGGCAGCAGTATGAACTCCTCCGGAAGATTATGCGAGATAGACAGGCACAGTATCTAATCATTGGAAACAGGTCCATTATGGATAGGCGCTGTATTATCACGAACATTTCTTCCGAATGGGAAGAGATACACAAAGGCGGAGAAGTCGGAAGAATTGAGGTCGATGTAACCTTTAAGGAGTATCAATAATGGATTTCAGAATAGAATCAAACGAAAGAGAGCGACTGGAAGAGTCAATTATAATGCAACTATCCACCTTGTATAAGACAAGGCGTGGCAGTATCCCCATGCATAGGGATTTTGGGCTTTTGTGGGAGATTCTTGCAGAGCCTACTCCGATTTTTCAGAATAGATTTACTGTAGAAGTTGTAACGCAGACGGAAAAGTATGTGCCAGGAGTAGCCGTGGATTATATAGAGTACATAGACCGTGGGGAAGATGGAATACAAGCTATTGTTCATGTGAAAAGGAGGTAGAATGGGAGTTTTTGACAGCTATCCAAAAGTTGATTTTATCGAGGGCATGACTGCAGAAAAATTGGAAGCAGAAATGCTATCGGCCTTTCAAAGAAAGAGAAAAGAACTAACAGGAGTAGAGGAAGCACTTCCACAATCTGATGACAGGAGAATCATTCTTGCTACTTGTGCCTATTACCTTTTCCATGCTTACGAACAGATAGACTTTTCCGGAAAGATGGGATTGCTAAAGTATTCTAAGGGGGCTTTCCTTGATAACTTAGGGGCGTTTAAAGGACTACAAAGGCTTAAGGCTAAGAAGTCAATAGCTACTCTTAGATTCACTCTAAGCGGAGTACAGGCAACAAGCTCTGTAGTTCCTAAAGGCACTAAGGTATCAACGGAAGCAGGACTTACCTTTGAGACAGTAAAAGAGCTTACAATCGGAAGAGGAGAGCTTACTGGGGATGTGGATGCTGAATGCAGAGTTCCCGGAGTAATTGGAAACGGATACAAGGCAAGAACTATTACAAAGCTTGTGGATAATATTCCTTTTGTGCAATCCGTGCAGAATACCACAGAAAGCTCCGGCGGAGTGGACTTGGAATCCGATGATGATTTCCGTGAAAGAATCTATCTGTATCCGGACAGCTATACTAACGGCGGAACAAAGCGTTCTTATGAATACTGGATAAAGAAAGCAAGCCAACATATCAAGGATGTTTACCTTGGAAAGCGGCCTAACTCCACGGAGATTGATGTAGTCTTGCTATGGGATAACGAAACAGGCCAGTACAGCGACAATGACCTTGCAGAGGTTAAAGCTGCTATTGATTGGGACAAGATGCCTGTATTTACGGATACTCTTACCTTTAAGAAGCCTGTGGCAAGAAACTATAGCGTAGAACTAGGCTATTATCTGTATGAGTCTGATAAGTACAGAGAAGCCGAGATTAAGAAAGCTGTGGAAGAAGCTGTAAAGGACTATGTTACATGGCAAAGGTCGAAGCTTGGAAGAGACATTAACCAAAATGAGCTTGTCCGGCGGTGTATGGTGAGTGGTGCTAAGAGAGTTGTTGTAACGAATCCGAACTTTATAACCATCAACGGAAACGAAATTGCAAACTGCACTAGCATGAGCGTGACTTTTAAGGGGTGGGAGGATGATTAAATTCTTAGAAGGTGAAATGCTTGATTTGTTATCAAGCCCCTATAAGGAGGATGTTGACATACAGGCGTTATCCTATGCCATGAAAGTAGGCTTTCAGTATTTCCAAGGTATGTTGAATAATGTGTTCCTGCTATCCGAGCTTGATTCCTTGGACGAATGGATTCTTGATTGCTTGGTTATAGATTTCAGACTTCCGTATTACAACAGGGGGTATGCCATTGAAAAGAAGCGAGAGTTAGTAAAGCTTGCTTTTGACAGTAACTATCTAAGCGGAAGCTTAGAGGCTATATCAAGGCTTTCTGATACTATCTTCGGCGAAACAGAGGTAACAAAGACCGGTAACGCAGAGTTTTCTATATCAATAGGCGGAGCATTGGTAGCAAGTGAGCTTGAAGCTGTAGCTACTACATTGGAAAACGTGAAGGCGTTTAGGGATACTCTGAAAAATGTAAATGTTACAAGAACAGCAATTTCAGAAGATTTCATTGGGAGTGCTATTCAATCCCTTACTGAATTTACTGTATTTGCGGAATGGGGGAGCTAATGGGATACTTTTCAGAATCTAAAATCACAAACAAAGGAAAAGAGCTAATCGAAAGAAGTCTTGCCAGTAAGAAACCTTTGCTTATCAAGTATGTAGTTATAGCGGATAAGGAGATTTCCGGGAACATCGCAAGAGAAGTGGAAGCTTTGAATGCATCCACAGCTTATGACAAGCACAAGGCTCTTATATCAAGCGTAAGCAGCAGTAATAATGGAATTGTGTGCAAGGTTGTTATAAACAACGAAAACAACAACGGAACACCTCTGACAGAGAGCTACCGTATGAGGGTTTTTCAACTTATGGCAATGGTTGAAGGGGATAGCAAACCTGTACTGCTTGCTTATGCTTACGCAAATGAACCGGACTTTATGCCAAGGTATGAACAAGGAAAGCCAGTTAATGTAATTATGAATTGGTTCTTGAAGCTTAAGAACAGCGAACAGCTAGAAATTAAGGTTGATAATACATTGGTTTATGCTCTAGCTTCTGACGTGGAAGCTCTGATAAGCGGATTAAAAGACGAAGAGACCGTTCTTTTAAGTGCTAGTGGGTGGACAAGTACAGCCCCATACAGGCAGACAGTCAATATTCCAAGGATGAAGTCTACGGCAAGCCTTATTATGGGGAAAGCCTATACAAAGGATA